TAAGTTAGCAGCATCATCTTTAACGTATAATGTAAGCGCAGTAAGCGCACCAAGTATTCTTAACGCTGGATCGGGAGACCTACTCAGCTGCGAGATGTCAGTCAGTATCCTAACGAGTTGGAGTTAATATGTCCGAGTGGGAAAAAGAGAATGAAGCCTTCCTGAAGAAAATCGGGCAGGTTAGCACCCCAGCACCAAAGCCAGTAACTACTAAGAAAGACGAGGAATAATCTCATGGCTGTATTTCTAAATAACAATGTGGGCGTGAAGATCAACACAGTCGATCTTTCAGACCATGTTACAGCAGTAACAATCAACCGCGTATTCGATGAACTAGAAATCACCAGTATGGGTGATTCCAGCCACAAATTCGTAAAGGGTTTGGAATCTTCTACAGTGACAATCGACTTCCTAAACGACACAGCATCAGCGAACGTATTGGCAACACTACAGGCAGCATGGGGAACCACAGTCACCTGTGTATTTCTACAGACAAAGGGAACAGCAGTATCTGCTACAAACCCTCTCTACACTGTCTCATTACTAGTGAACAACACAACCGACATTAACGGTGCTGTTGGTGACATTGGCACACAGTCAATCACATTCACTGCTAACTCAACTGTTGCAGTAGCCACTACAGGCACATTCTAAACAACTAAACAAAGGGGCAAACCATGGCAAGACTAAAGATAGTTCGACTAGATGGAAGCGTACTAGAAGGCGAGATCACTCCAGCAGTGGAGTATTCGTTTGAGCAGTACGCTAAAAAGGGTTTCCATAAAGCGTTTCGCGATGAAGAAAAGCAGAGCGATGTCTATTGGCTAGCATGGGAAGTAACACGCAGGTCAGGTGAAACTGTTAAGCCTTTCGGGATGGACTTCATTGAGACACTTAAAAGTGTTGAGGTGCTTGACTCAGACCCTTTAGCTTAAAGCGCGATCTTCCGTTCACCTATCTAATCGCTAGGCTAAGCATTAGATTGGGAATCGCGCCACAGCAACTGTTAGAACTAGATAAGACCATGCTAGATGCACTCCTGCAAGGTCTCAGAGATGAAGCGAAGGAGGTAGACGATGCCAGCAAGCGTAAAGGGCGGCGTTGAACTCCGCAAAGCCTTACGTAAGTTTGCTCCTGATCTGGGTAAAGAAACTCAGAAGGAGATCGCTGGAGCCTTAAAGCCAATCACTAAGACTGCTAAAGGTTATCTGCCAGATGACGGATCAGTCCTAAGCGGCTGGCTGCCTCGAGATAACTCTCAGGCTAGGTTCCCTGCTTACTCTGCTCGTCAGGTTAAGGCTGGAATCGGTTATAAGACTTCACCATCAAAGCCAAATCGTAGAGGCTTTAGATCGCTTGCTCGTGTGTTTAACAAAACCGCAGCTGGAGCAATCTATGAAACTATGGGTCGCAAAACTCCTAGCAGTCGCTTTGTGCAGAATCAGAATGGCAAGTTTGGCGCACAGATGAAGGGCGATGGCAAGATGGAAGGTCGCGCCCTGTATCGTGCCTATGAAGAAAACCAAGGCAAGGCTAGAGAGTCAGTCCTTAATGCTATTAAGACAGCAGCCGATAAACTTAACGCAACAGCGAAGGCGAGAGGTTAATCATGGCAAATATAGTCATTGACATTGCAGCAGAATTCACTGGTAAGAATGCCTTTAAAAGTGCTGAGACTTCTACAGATAAATTAACTAAGAACATCAAGAACATGGCTAAGACTCTTGGCGTGGCTTTCAGCGCTACAGCAGTCTTAAATTATGCTAAGGCTTCAGTCAAGGCAGCAGCAGCCGATGAGAAGGCACAGAAGCAACTAGCACTAGCTCTCAAGAATGTCGGGCTTGGTAGAGATGCCGCTGTTGCTGAAGGATTTATCCAGAAGTTACAAAGCGAGTTTGGTGTAGTCGATGACAAGCTGCGCCCTGCTTATCAGCAGTTAGCAGTAGCGACACAAAATACAGCACAAAGCCAGAAGTTATTGCAGATCGCTTTAGATATTTCTGCATCAACTGGCAAGGATTTACAGAGCGTCACAGGCGCGATTACAAAGGCATACCTAGGCAATAACACAGCCCTTGGTAAATTAGGCGTGGGCATCTCCAAGGCTGATCTTAAGGCTAAGTCCTTTGATGAAGTAATGAATCAACTCTCCACAACCTTTGCTGGGGCTGCTACTGCCTCGGCTAATACTTTCCAAGGTTCAATGGACAAGTTATCTGTTGCATCTGCCAACGTTCAGGAGATCATCGGTAAAGGTATTATTGAATCGCTAAAAATACTAGGCGAGGACTCTACAGTCGATGAACTAGCAGTAGGTATGGAGGACTTCGCTACGGCTATATCTGAGTCCATTCAAGGCTTAGCCATACTTATAGATCAAATAAAAGGAATTGGTAATCTTCCGTTTGGTGGCGCAGGAGCAATCTTTGACATTGACAAATTGTTCAAGTTCACCATGATCCCATATTTAAGAAGCCTTGCTAAAGGTGCAAACAAAGGCTCTGCTAACGATCCAGCAGCAGGGCTTGCACACTTAGCCGAGTTAGAGGCTAAATACACTGCTGCGACTCTTGGATCTAGCAAGAAACTCACAGCAGAAGAATTGAAGCAACTCAAAGCCAAGCAGTTAAAGGCAGCCATCGACAAGGCTAACCTAGCCCTTGGCAAGGGTGAGAATGTCTTTAACATGGAAAAGATCCAGTTAGCAGCAGCTGAGAAGAGTGCAGCCGAGCAACTGGGTAAAGTAACTAGCCAAGCACAACTGTTACAGATTACTAACGACCTTGCTCGCCTAGAAGTTAAGCAATCTATTCTGGATCTTGAAGAAGCAATCAAGTCCAATGATGTTGCAGCCATTTCTAATGCAACGGCTAAACTCAATGCAGACTTAAAGATCCTTGGTGTGCTTACCAATCAGGATCTTAAACTAAGAGATATTAAGTCCATCCTTGACTCAATCCTTCCAAAGGATCTAATTAACCTAGCCAACCTTAATCAGGCTATTGCTTTGTTAGGAATGATCAGTGGCGGCAAACCCACTAGCACCTCAGCAGCAACTGCAACAACAGGCGGCAGCACTTCACTCCTTGATGCACTAGCTGCTGGCAGTTTCGTGCCTGTAGTCGGTGGCGGAGGCTATTCATCTACAGCAGGCAACTATGCTTCTAGCGGCTTTCCGGGGTCTGCCATGGGTGGCGGCGGTAACACAATTATTGTGAACACTGGCATTGGTGATCCAAACGCTATCGCTGAGGCTATTGACCAAGTGCTTACAGATGCAGCCCAGCGCGGCACATTGCGTGGTCTGGCTATAGCATGACATGGCTCCCAGAATGGCGTGTAACAGTAGGAGATGACGTCTATACGACTGTTACCTCTGTTTCCTATGCAACTGGTCGCTTAGACATAGATCGACAAGCCACAGCAGGCTACTGTCAGGTTCAGATAGTCAATGCCGATAACTCACCCTTTACGATCAACATCACTGAGCCAATCACTTTAGAGCTAAAGAACTCAGCAGGAGTTTATAAGCAACTTTTTGCAGGCACAGTCTCAGACTTTAATATCGGAGTCAGAAGTCCAGAAGAATTAGGCTATGTCACTACTGGCACTATCTTAGGTATTGGTCCACTATCTAAACTATCTAAAGCGGTCTATAACACAGCCATTGCCTCTGCCCGAGATGGTGAGCAGATCGCAGTTATTCTGGATGCAGCCCTTGCTGGTACATGGGATGAAGTAAATGCAACTGTGACATGGGCTACTTACCCAGCAACAGTTACATGGAATGAAGCCGAGAACTCTTTGGGTCAGATCGACCAAGGCGAGTTTGATATGATCCAGATCAACGCATCTGCTTCTGCTAAGAGCCAAAGCCTTGTGGATCAGATAGCCAATAGCGCACTAGGCATCATCAGTGAAGGCAACGATGGCTTGGTCTATTATGCCGATGCAGATCACCGCGAGAATTACTTGCTGTTTAATGGTTACACAGACCTAGATGCTGCCTATGCCACTCCCAGCAGTATCCAGTCCCAGACCCAGACTGCTCGCCTACGCAATAGTCTGATCTATAAATATTCCACAGGCTATGCAACTATTCTAACTTTGACAGATAGTGCTTCAATCGCAGCTTATGGGCTGTTTGAAAAATCAACAGAATCTAATATTCTTAACATAGGCGATATGCAGCAGATTGCTGAAAGAGAACTATTCTTACGCAATACTCCTAGAGGCTCACTCGGTGCGATCCGCTTCCGCTTAGATAACCCAGATTTACCTAGCGCAATGCTGGATGATCTTATTACTGTGTTTTGTAATGAGCCTGTATCTATTGACAACCTACCAAGCAATCTGCTTGGGGGAACCTTTGAGGGCTTTGTTGAAAACATAGCTGTTAATGCCACCCCTACTTATGTGGATATGACCCTGTATGTCTCAGCGACAGACTTCTCAATACCGCCTATCTAACAAACCTCAATGATACAATTACTCAATTATAACGACTGGAGAACTAACTAATGGCTACATCACCGAACTTCGGCTTTCCAGAGCCAGATAACACTAGCCTTGTTAAAGATGGCGCACAGGCTATGCGTTCGCTGGGCGATGCCATAGATGCTGAGTTTGCTGGTCTTACTGTCAATGCCCAGACTGGCACTACTTACACAGCGGTCAAGGCAGATGGTCTTTATTCGATCTGCACAATGGATAATGCTTCTGCTAACACTTTCCGCATCCCAACGGATGCGACTTATAACTTCCCTACTGGCACAACTTTTCTTGTCTATCAGAAAGGTGCTGGAATAACTACAATCAACGCTGTTACTTCTGGTACTACAACTATATCAAGCGCAGGTGCTACTGCTGCCGCTCCAGTCCTTGCTCGTTACAAGTCAGCAGCTTGTATAAAGATAGCTGCTAACTCTTGGATCGTAGTAGGTGCAATCGCATAATGCTTAGTCCTTTAATTGGAATTATTGCTGGCAGCACAACTTTCCCAGTAGTTACTGGCGGCACTCTTACCTCAGATGCTACTTATTATTATCGAACCTTTACAGGCACATCTTCTTTAGGGGTTAGTGGTGGTGCAGTAACTGCCGACATTCTTGTCCTTGGTGGCGGTGGTGGTGGTGGATTCCAGCGCGGTGGCGGTGGTGGAGCAGGTGGTTTAATTCTTCATTCTAGCCAATCTTTATCGGTAGGCACTAGGACAGCAACAATTGGCGCAGGCGGTGGTCGTGGTGGACAAGGTACCGCAACATCTCCAAACTGGGATGGTGGCAACGGTGGCTCGGGCGGCGGCGCAGGCGTTAGATTTACTACGGGTTTTGCCAGTGGCGGAACTGCCACATCTGGTCAAGGCAATGTTGGCGGTGGAACTAGTTTTAATGGTGCGGATCCTTCAGCAGGCGCAGGCGGTGGTGGCGCAGGTGCAATAGGTTCCAGCATTACTAATCCTTCTACCGTTGGCGGCGCAGGTGGAGCAGGAAGCAACAGTTATTCTTCATGGTTATCAGTAGTGGGCTTGGGCGTGTCA